GATCATTGTTGAATACGTTGCCGGGTATGGCGACGCGGCGGACGTTCCCGCATCACTCAAGCGCGCGGTTAAGCAGATTGCCGCCTACCTATACAGTCACAAGGGCGATGATTGCGTGCCGGACAATGCACTGGCGCAGGCTAAGTCGCTGCTGTCCGGTTATTGGGTGGCGCATATCTGATGCAAACGCAGCGTGTTGAAATAACGGATGCGGCATGGGTTGAGATTACGCAAGGGTCGCCAATCATTCTCGCAGAGGGTGGCGTTAGCGGATCGTTTCTTGTTCATTTTTCAAACGTCAGTACGCAGCCAGAAATTGACGCACCAGCGCATAGGGTGCAGACGTTCCAAGCGCCTTTGGACTTCACGCAATACAGTTTAACGGCTGGTCAGCGCGTTTGGGTGCGGTCGCAATCTAGGGGCGCGTTTATCGTGGTCACACGCGAGGTGGTGGTATATGTTTTATACATTCCGTCTGGTAGTGACAGATACATCACATCAAACGGGTTAACATACAAAGTGCAGGAGACTTAGCATGGCTGATTACAGCGGCGCATACACAGGGCCACAGATTGACGCGGGCATTGCCTTGGCGCAAACGTCGCTGCAAACGGTTGACACCGGATGGGGAGACTATGTTGACACGGTTTACACCAGCGGGTCGCCGTTTCTTGTTTCGGCTGACACTGACACTGTTTTGCCTAACAACAAAGGCACGGTAATTGAAACGCAAAAGCCCGCTGATGTGACGACATTTTACGACGGCGCGCAAATAACAGGCCGCAACGGTGACAGTATCCTTGCCACGATTGACGCTGTTCTCTTGCCGACGGGTGCAGGAACGACATTTGTTGAATTGTGGTTTGATATTGGCGGCGGTATTGGGCCGCTCTATAAACGAATTATCAGCTTTCCAAAGGGAGTTGGGGTGGAGCGGCCTTTGAATTATACGACTGCGGCCTATACGCTGAACACATGGGAAGCCAACGGGGCGACTGTTTACCTGCGGGCAAACGGGCCTTTGAGCGTTTACGACATTCGCTATGTTATCACACGCACACACAAGGCGCGATGATATGAAGTGCTGCGACATCACAGTGGGCCAACTTCAAGAGCCTGTGACATTCCAACGCAAGACGCGCACGACTGACGGGGCTGGTGGGTTCACAACATCATGGCCGACGATTACAGGCACGCCAACGCGCGCGCGGGCAAGGTTCGCATCAGGTGGCGAGCGGTATGCATCGGAGCGGGTTGAGGCGCGCGTATCGGTCAAGATCGTGGTGCGGTATTTTGCGGGGTTGCTTGAGGCGGATCGTGTCGAGATACGCGGGCGGGCTTACAATATCCGGTTTATCAATAACATTGAGTTTGCCGACAAGTGGCTGGAGATCAGCTTGGACGGCGGGGCTGCAACGTGACAATCAGCGTCACCTTAGAGGGCGCTGACGAATTGGCGGCGGCACTAAAGAAGATCGGCAAGCAATCCGGCCCAGCAACCACTAAGATTGCAAACGCGACGGCTGTTGAGTTGCAGGGTAACATCAAGAAGCGTATTTTGCGGGGGCCAAATACAGGGCGCACATATAAACGCGGCACCATCAGTCACACGGCATCGTCACCGGGCCAAGCGCCAGCAACTGACACAGGTCGCCTTGTGGGTTCGGTCTATTTTGACAGCGCGCGCGGGTCATTCGGTGCGGCTGTTGCGACGGTCGGCAGCAAACTTGCCTATGCGTTGCACCTTGAATATGGTACACGGAACATGAAGCCGCGCCCTGTTTGGGAGCCTGAAGCGAAAAAAGCACAGGTCAAATTCATCAAGCGCATCAACGCATATCTTGAAAGGGCAACCAAATGAACAGCGCAGCACTGCACCAAGCGATCTATACACGCCTTGCCGGGTTCACTGCCCTGACGTCTAAACTGTCATCGCTAGGCGTCATGTCGCGCGTGCCACAGCCTGACGATGCGGGCGATGCGGCGGACTTCCCTTATGTGACGTTCCAAGTCAGCGGCCTTAACCAGTGGGACACGCAAACGACGGACGGCATCACGGCATCATTGCAGGTTGATGTGTGGTCGCGGTCGCAATCAGATCTGCAATTCAAAGCAATTCTTGACAGCGTTTATGACTGCCTTCACCGATTTGATTTGGTTATCAGTGGGGCCAATACGGTCAACTGTTTATTCGAAAGCGGTGGCGAGTTTGACGATCCAGACGGCGTTACGGTTCATGGGTTCGCCACGTTTGGCATTACGTTTGACGGCATCTAGTAATCAATCCAGCCATGTGCTATAACAAGCGCAGGTTAACCTAACAAAGCTCGCATGATTGCGCGCCAAGCCCTTAGAAGGACACGACATGGCAAAGACAGCAGGACGTTTATTCTTTATCAAGAAAGCAACCACTACTATCGGCGGGTTGCGCAACGTCGGAATGACCGTAAACGGTTCTCCTATCAATATTGAGGATCAGTTGGACCTTGGGTTCCAGACGTTGCTCGGTGGGACAATGACTGGCCGTTCTGTTGAGTTTACAGGCGATGGGCTTGAAACAGATCAGGTTTTTCGTGACGTTGCATTGGCGACCACATCAACTGGCCAATTCATGACGGACATTACTGTAGAACTTCCAAATGGCGACGCAGTTAGCGGTGATTTTTTCCTTGCAAGCTATTCGGAAACTGGCGCTTACGAAGACGCGCAGACGTTCCAATTTTCACTGACAAGCGATGGAGCGTGGACCTACACGCCTGCGGTTTAATCCATGCAAGGCTTTGACGATGTAACTCTAGGTTGGAGGGGGGGCGAATTCATCGTCCCCGCCAACAAAATGCTTATGCTTGTTTGCAAGATTGAAGATGCTTTGGCGGGCGATAGTGGCGAGCAGGCATTGACTGTTCTTATGCGTCGCCAAGGTCCACCACAAGCACGACTTGCACAGGCATACGGGGCCGCGCTGCGCTATGCTGGCGCTGTTGTTTCTGACGATGATGTCTATCTATCTCTGCAATCTGAATTGTCCACGGGCAGCGCAGAAGGCATTGCCGCAATTCAATCCGCTGTCATCAATTTGATTGCTATCGTTTCGCCCCCATTGGGGAGCGTATTGCTTGCCGCTGGTGAAAAAAAAAGCGAAGCGGTGACGCCGAAGAAGAAGCCGAAGGCGGAATAGTTCGCATGTTGCATCGACTTGTCGTCGGTGGAAAAATGGTAACCGCTTTCGAGTTCTGGCAAATGACGCCGGGGCAGGTTTGGTGGTTGGTTGAGGACATGATGCCGCAAAGCGTTATTCAAAAGCCGAAAGAATTAAAGCAGCTTTATGACGAAGTAAAAGCACGTCAGGCTAAAGAGAAAGCGGCGCAAGATGACTAAAGACATTAAGGTAAAGTTATCAGTTGACGGGCAGCCATTACAGCAAGGCATGAATAAGGCGGGAAGGTCTGTCGATGACTTTTCCAAAAAGACAAAACAGATGTCCATCAACGTCGCCAAGGCTGGCGCGGCTGTTGTGGTCGCCGTTGCTGCTATTGGCGCAAGCGTTCTTAAAATGGCAAGCGAGGCTGCGGCGGCTGGCGTTGAAATCAAGAACCTATCAGCGCAGGCGGGTATAAGTACAACCGACTTTCAGAAAATGGCAGCGGCAACGCGCACGGTCGGGTTTGAACAGGAAAAACTAAGCGACATTCTGAAAGACGTTAACGACAAGTTTGGTGACTTCCAAGCGACGGGCGCGGGTCCGCTTGCTGACTTCTTCGAGAACATAGCACCAAAAATCGGCGTGACTGCTAATATGTTTGCCAAGCTATCAGGGCCAGACGCGTTACAGCTTTATGTTTCGTCCCTTGAAAAGGCTGGCGTATCGCAAAAAGAAATGACGTTCTATATGGAGGCGCTGGCATCTGACGCCACACGCCTTATTCCGCTGTTGCAAAACAACGGTCAGGAAATGGCGCGACTTGGCGACGAGGCGGAGCGGACTGGCCGCATTCTTAGTGATGAAACAATTGCGGGCGCGGTTGAGTTAGATCGCGAATTGGCAGCGCTTGCTAACACGTTGAAGACCAAGGCCACAACGGCGATTGTTGAATACAAGGACGAAATAATTGAAGTTGTTGACTTCATAACAAACAAACTAATCCCAGCAATGGGCAGCACGTTTGAGAGCGCCGTGGCATTCGCGCAAGACATTGGCGTAGCGGTGCAGGCGCTAAAGGTGTTTTTAAAAACAGCCAATCAAATCGCTGGCCTTGCAGACCTAGACATCCAAGCACCGGGCGGCGGAGAAGGCGGCAGCGGTGGTGAAGGTTTAAATGAGGGAAATCTGACAGCGGCGGGCCGCACAGCTTTGGGATTGCCGCCACTTGCCCCAGTGCAGCCTACCCCACCGCTTTCGCTTGATATATCCGGCGGTGGTGGCGGCGGTGGCGGAGGTGGTGTTGGAGACTGGACAGGCGGTAAAGGTGGCAGTAGCAAGCGCGCATCACTTGGCCTGACTGACGATGACTTTGAGGCGTTAGAGGCGGCATTCGCAACTGAAAGCGAGATTATCGCAAACGCGCAGGCTGAACAACTCGCAGAATTGCAGGCGTTTAGGGACGCTGGCATCGGCGCAGAAGAAGAATATAACGACTTAGAAAAACGCATAAAGGAAAGGCATAACGCAGACATGGCGGCTCTTGACCGCGCTGCGATGCAATCCAAGCTTTCCGCCTTTAGTGGAATGTTTGGCGATCTTTCAACGCTTATGCAGTCGGAAAATAAAAAGCTTTTTGAAATCGGCAAGGCTGCGGCAATCGCAGAGGCTGTCGTGAGCGGCATTAATTCGGCCATAACTGCTTGGGAAAAAGGCATGTCTGTTGCTGGTCCACCCGGAGCGGTTGCATTCGCTGCGGCGTCTGTTGCCAAAACGGGCGCGATGATAGGCCAACTGCGGAGCGCGCAATCCAGCGGCGGCGGCGGAGGGGCTGTTGCATCTGGTGGCGGGCAACCTGTTATCGCGTCTCAAGGCGGAGGCGGCGGCGGCGGCGGC